CCGACCCCCCTGACCCTCAAGGCCCAAAAGGAATTCCTGCAGATTCGAATCATACGCAATATCAATCTCAATCTTGGTCATTTAGTATCTCCGTTCTTGTTTATATTATAACTATACGACGGAACGGAATTAATGTCAACAAAAAAAACACAGAAAAATTGTTTTTTTTCCTGTTGACAAAATTGGAGATCTGGTGTTTAATGGTTAATTGAGAGTGATCTGGAGCCGGCTCAGAGCGGCTCATGAGCGGGTTTTTCTGGCCCGTTTTCGCGGGCTCTCAGTCGGCGTTCGATTAAATTTAATGGCATTTTAATCGAGGATAAATAATACCCTTTTTACTGAATATTAGTAAGATTTTCTAATATCTCAGCCTGCGCTGGTAAGATCTCGTCTGTTACCATAGCTTACAGGTACAGTATTCCTCAGGTATAGATCCACAGTTGCATGTATTAGAGCTATTAGCTGGAACAGTTCCTGGAATGATCTCAGTAGATCCTGTATAGGGAGTATCCGTTGTATTACTGGACTCTACGATCCCCAGTCTCTTGTCTAGACTGTCTACCTTCTTCAGTAGCTCTCTTATATCTTGTCTGAGGAACTGGAGCTCAGTAGGTGACATTTTCTAGGTCTCACTTTTTAGGTCTAGCTTTCTAGGTCTAGGGTTTTTGGTCTCGATATTTAGGTCTAAGATATTAGGTCTCACTTTTTAGGTCTAGCTTTCTAGGTCTAGCAAAACTGGTCTAGCAAAACTGGTCTAATAAATTAGGTCTAGCTTTTTAGGTCTAAGATATTAGGTCCAGTTTTCTAGGTCTCAATTTCTAGGTCTCAATTTCTAGGTCCAGTTTTCTAGGTCCAGTTTTCTAGGTTACCCGCCGATCTCGTAGTCATCCCAGCGAAGCTTCTTGGCGATCTTTCTCTTCTTGCGAGCTTCCTGCTCCGGCTCGTAGTAGCTCATGATCCCGCCGTCGCTGACCTTGATGACTGCGACGCGCTTTTTCTTATCTGAAGTAATGTTGGAGTCGGGAGTCGTACCGAGGTCTGACTTGATGGTGAGCTTGCTGGTTGGCCGGATGGTCATGAAGCTCAGGTCCGGCTCGAGGAAGCCTAGCTGACCCCAGCCGGGAGTGCATGAGAGGGGTACGACCGGAGTAGTTCCTGCCGGCTGAGTGATCGAGCTGTAGTCGGGATTGACTCCGGATGACTGGTCAGGATTGAGCTGAGACTTGAGGTCGTCGATCTCTTTCTGGAGCTCTCGGTTCCTCCGCATCTCTCTCGACATCATTCCCTTGAGCTCTTGAACCTCGTCGACCAGCTCTTGGTTCACCTGTCTCAGTACCTTGCGCTGCTCGTAGAGCTTGATCTTGCGGTTGAGGTGGGTGTTCCGGTTCTTACCCAGCTTGAGGTGAGCCTGCAGGAGCTTGTCGATCTGGTCCTGCAGCTTCTCGACGATGTTCTTGAGCTTGTCAACTTCCTGACACTTGGCTCGATAGTCCTTCAATGTAATCTTAGTCACGCTCTTCTCCTATGTTGAACTCATTAGATATATCCATGCCACCGGCCATGTAGAGAGGCACGTACGCTCTCATGTCGAAGCCCAGCCGATTGTAGATCAGGTACCGGTAGGTCCCACCCTCCTTCGCGTGCTCCACCAGCTTCCTGAACACGTACGCCGTGACCGCGATCTGGGTGTTCATGTCGAGACTATCCCAGACACGCTTCTCGTTCTGTTCCTCGTCTTCCCAGCTCATAGGGGTCTCCTCAGTCATCGTACCAGTCTCCTACCTGCGCGTACACCTTGTCGATCACGTCGTGAATGGTCCTGCACGCCTCGTGAAACTTACTGTAGTCTTCCTCTGAGATCTCCACGACCTTTGGCTGGTAGTTCTTGCCGTAGCTGCAGGCTTCCCAGTCGGTGTCCTTGACGAGATCCCACGGAATCAGGTTGGTGCAGCTCCCGATGCCGGGTGGAACATGATCGTCTCCACCCATCGCGTTGTACTCGTCTATGTACACCTTCATGCCTTCTCTCCCTTGGTGTAGGTGATTACGTACCAGTGCTCTTCTCCGGGCTTGGGAGTTCTTAGACCGACGATCTCGTATCCCAGCTTCTCGGTGAGATACTTGATCATGTTGCGGGCTCCACCCTCGCTCATGCAGCGCTCTGTAAACACTTCCTGCTTCCTCTTTCTAGCCATTGCTTGACCAACACCTCTTCGAGTTCGTAAGCCTCTCCCTCCCACGGGCGTTCGAGGTACTTCGTATTAGAACTATAGATCTTTCCATTGTAGCGGTGACGACCATCCTGATAGAGCCGGAGCTTACCGGTAGCGTACTGCCAGACATGCACCATCTCGTGGGCCAGAGTCGTGAGCAGAGCCATCTCGTCCAGACTCTTCTCGAGCGAGATCCTGAACTCACGGGGTCGGACGTCGTCGTCTTCCACGAAGCACCAGCCATCGGCTCCGATGTCGCGCTTGACTTCCACGGTGACGTACGTATTCAAGGCCAAGCGATACCTCTCGCGGAACAGCTCGTCCCTGAAGAAGTTCATCGCCTGATTGATCTGACTCTTAGTGATTCTGTTCATTATCAGATAATATCATGGAACTGGATTAATGTCAACCGTAAAGTGGCTTCCCGTTGAAGATAGTTCTCATCGCGTCCATGTAGTCTTCCTTCTGCTTGACAAAGACCTGAGGTGGCTCGTGGTCAACAGCGATGATGATGGCGATCTGCGGGATCTTCTGGTTGGTAAGCTCCTCGGCCATCGTTGCATAGCACGTAGCTTGGATGAAGTAGCCCTGTATGTAAGACTCTTCCTTGAGCCTGCGCGATGTCTTGAAGTCCACCACCGACAACACGCCGTCGAACTCTGCGATGCAGTCGGTGCGTCCAGCCGTGTAGAGCTTGTTAGAGTAGAGTGGAGCCTCGATCGCGTGTACGACGCCGATGTGCTTGTCGAGCACCGGCCTGATCGTGTTGAACGTCATCTTGTTTGCCGGCATCGTCTTCTCTGGCCAGTTCTCCTCGTTCAGGAGATAAGCCTCAGCGCACGCGTGAACGGCGGTTCCCCTGTTGCCGGCCTGAACGAGTATCTTATTGGCCTCTTCTTCGCCGACTCTCTGTCTCCACTTGTCGAGACCAGACTTGTCAGTGCGAGCTCCGAGAACTGTGGTGACTGACGGGTACGGGACTCCGTCAGCACCGATGTAGTGTCGCTTCCCGTCGATCTCAGTCATTACGAGTGGATCGAAGTGCCAGAAGTCGTGAACGAACTCTCGATTACGCAATAATCTTGAGGCGGTCCTTAGTGATGATGTATTCTTTAACAAGCGAGCTCCTCACAATATCATTCTCATCAAAGTCAATGAACTCGAATGACTTCATCTTATTGATGATCTTCATAAAATCTATTAGGCCGTTCTTCTCGTGATCTTTGGTGAAGTCAGACTGCCTGAAGTCACCGCAGAACATGATCTTACAGTTATTACCCACTCGAGTGATGACTGAGTCCAGCTCGTGCAGCGTGCAGTTGGCGATCTCGTCTACCACAACAATGCAACTATTAAGAGTAATACCTCGTATGAAAGAAGTACTGATGAATTCCACAACTCCTCGCTGCTTGAGATATTCATACGCATCTCCTCGTCCAAATAATTCTGTAAAGATTGCCTGATATGGAGCTTCATAGACCTTTGTCTTCTCCTTATTATTCCCCGGAAGGAATCCCATGTCGCGCGTTGGTACCACGCTTCTAACTATAATAAGCTTCTTGTACCGAGAGTTATCCTCGATAAGCTGTCTCATTGCGAGATAGCAGCTGATGAAGCTCTTGCCGGTGCCGGCGATTCCATGCAGCATTAAGTTCTTCTCACGAGAATAGTGATCGAATGTAAGTCTCTGGTTCTCTGTGAGTGGCTCAATGTGTCTGAGCTTGAAGTTTATCTTGAGGTTGTTGTCTTCCTTTCCTCTATCCTGCTGCTGTACTCTCTTTTGTTTTCTAGTTAGACGCTTGGTAGGTTCCATGCTTATCTTTCTTTATTGGGTAGTCCTAGAATGTATTGATACTCGATTTCTGAAAGCCCTTGCTGTTATTCTTCTTGATGTCCTTGAGCAGGTCGCGGAAGCCTTGATCGGGCTTCTGACTTACGCCGGACACGAGAGCGGGCGCATCATTCACTAGTTGAACTACGTTAGGGTTGCTCTTGAGGTATTCATCTAAGTCGGACATACCCATAAACTCTGAGTACTCCTCACCAGTATCATTGTTAAGAAAGTTATACGTTGGCATTCTGTAAATCCATCAGCTCTTCTTCGAGCATGTAGTCGAAGTCGTTGGGATCGAGACCTTCCTCGACTGTTAGATCTTCTACACTCTTGACGCGAAGAGCGCGCTCGTACCTGCGCTCTTGCTTCTTGTTCTTGTATTCTTGACGTGAGTCATAATCGCCATCATAATAATCGCGTTCATTGTTTCTACGTCTCGTCTTGCTCATTTTACCATTGACTCCGGTGGTAGTAATTCAGGGAAAGCTTCTCTCACGAGCTGAGCATCTATTCCCTTCATCGATGCTGGCAGCTTCTTATCTTTCATGGCACAGAGCAGTAGAGCGTCAGCCGGTGCGCAGTTCTCAAGCAGGTTGATAAACATCATCTCGCGCTGGGACTGACTCTTTACGGGAGCTCCACCCTGAACGTAGTACGTGAGCTTTCTCAGCTCGCGAAGGAACACCGACTCCTGATCCTGCAGGTCATTAGCCTTGAATGGTGGAACTCCCTCGGGAAGTAGCCACTGGATGCGTGGGTCAAATGCACCCTGCAGTACTGTCAAGAGCTGGTAGCTCTTATTAGCCCTGAGTGCTGCGATCTTCTCATCTCTCTTCTTGAGCTTAGCAACTTTCTCAAGGAACTCGGCCATGCCGACAACTGTAGCCATTATTAAAACTCCTGAATGTGCTCGGTTAAGTGTTTAAGTTTATTTGCAACAAAGTAATTGAATAGCTTATCCCTACTCTTACCCTCGAGCTTGTTGTACTCCTCGAGAATACGCTCCTCGACTGACTCTGGAATGGTAGAGAGATCGATGAGCTTAATATTGCGGTGGAAGTTACGAGTGATGTTCTGGTCCATGTGAGCCGACACGTTACCAAACATGTCGAACATCGCGTCGATCTTCTTCTGAGTCAGAGGCTTCTGACGCTTGCCGTTGGTGACGAACGTGTCGTCGTCTGACAGTACGTTGGGCACGCCGTCGCCTGAGTCACCGCGTAAGATGTGCTCGCGCTTGTACTTCTTGGGATCGTCGTGCTTGATCCACTTCTTGCGTACTGGATCGTATTGCTTGACGTTGGGATATGTGTGGAGCTGGATGAAGTCCTTGTCACCTGATAAGATCAAGATGTCCTCGTACTCGTTGTGCTTGCACAGGGTAGCGATGATGTCGTCAGCCTCGCACGCATCGACGTCAACTACCTTGTAGGGAAAGAACTCCTTGAGCTCTGCGCGAATCTTATTCATGCACTCAAAGATCGCAGCCCAGTTGAGCTCGGAAGCTTCTTGAGACTTCTTGCGATTAGCCTTGTAGTATGGAAAGATCTGCTTACGCCAGTAGTTCTTGTTATCGCAGGCGATGACTAGCTCACCGAACTCATCGGCAAACTTAGTGCGATACGAGCGAAGAGAGTTGAGTACCATGTGGCGTACCATGTTCTCCTCAATCTCGGCGTTGGTGTGATTACCTAACTGCATCATCAGGTTTGACAGCATAACTTGTGAGAGATCAACAATGATCATGATGTATAAACAGCCTCAGCTGCTTCCTTTCTCTAGGTCTGGGTTCTTAAACTTAAGATTGAGTTCATCTACTACTTTTAGTCCACCCTCGGGAGCTCCCTCAGGTGTAAACACTGCCTCTGACAGTTCACAGAATGGATGATCGAGTCCGTGATAGCGACAGAGTAGAGCTCTAACAGCTTCCACTACAAAAGCGCCGTCTTTGAGATAAGCATCTTCAGAACCTTCGTCGTCGATGCCAAAATCAAAAGCGGCAGCCTCGAGCTGTGTGAATAGCATTGGTATTACGTTGGCGAGTGTCTCATTGATATGGTGATGCTTGAGATACAACATGCGATCTTCTATCTGAGATTCATCTGTAGGGATGAACTTGCCACTAATATTAGACTTTGGAAACTGGATAATGTTATCCATGAATTGTTCCTATTTTGATAATAAACTAGTAGATCAAATATGTCAACTGGTTTATTTAGGCATTATCGTTGGCTAGGACTGTTGAGCCCTCGGTGGTGAACTTGAAGTCGTATACCTTGCATTGTGTATTCTGCTCAAGATCGTGGATAACTCCGGCTCTCTTGTCCTGTGGTACGTAGAACACGAAGAACCCTCCGCCACCAGCACCGAGAAGCTTACCACCTAGAGCTCCAGCATTGATCGCTCGAGTATACACGTCGTCGAAGTAGTCGCTCGTGATCTCCTTGACAATGCTCTTCTTGTCCATCCACGCATCGTTTAGTAGAGATCCAAATGAGTCAACGTCGCGATCTATCAGGTGGCCGAGCGCGATGTAAGCCTTGTCGCGACTTCTCTTTACGAGATTGAGCTTGTCCTTGTCGCTCATTGCAGCGCTCTGCTTCTGCAGGATACTGTTGGCTGAGCGACCGATCCCGCTGTATACCAGAAGAAGATTACTCTCGAGTAACTTTAGCGTGAATGGATCGATCTTTGATGTGTCGTACAGTATCACCTGATCCTTGGCGAACTGGAACAAGTTAATGCCGCCCCATGCTGCTGCGTACTGGTCCTGCTTACCAACTGGGTAGCCACACTTCTCCATCTCGATCATGCACGCGCACTCGGCGAGCTGAGTCTTATTTGGCTTGATGCCCGAATAGCTAGAAAGCGCGTTAACGAGTCCAACGGTGAATGCAGATGAAGATCCCAGCCCTGATCCCTTTGACAAGATATCTGAGATAGATGATACGGTGATCTCTTTATTGATCTGGAAGTACTTGAGCGTCTCGCTGGTGAT